GCGGGCTGTAGTCGAACTGGGTCGGGTCGGCGTTTCCGCCGGTGAGCGCTACCCCGATCAATCCGGTGATGAACGTGGCGATCCAGAACGCACCCATCCACGGGTTGGCACCGGTTAGCGACTGAGCCGCGTGCGCGGCATGTTCCTGGCTGGTCATGCCGCGCACGCTACACCAGCCAATCGAGTCGCGGCAGGGGTGAACAGTCGGATGCCTATCACCGGTGGGGATGCAGTACGCCAACTGATCGTCGACCTGGGCGCGCTGCCCGAGGAGCTGCGCAAGGAGCTGCGGCCGGAGTTCCTGCGCGCCGGGCGACCAGTGCTCGAAGACGCGCGGAACCGTGCGTCTTGGTCGACCCGCATCCCGGCGGCGATGCGGCTGCGGATGTCCCGCTCCCGCAAGACCCCGGGCGTGGCCATCGTCGTCTCAACCCGACTGGCGCCGCATGCCCGGCTGTACGAGTTCGGCCAGGACCGCCGCGGCTTCAGGCATCCAGTGTTCGGCGACCGGGAGCGGTGGGTGCAGCAGGAGACCCGGCCCTACATCATCCCGGCACTTCGGGCCGGCGGCCGGCAGAGGTTCGTGGATGCCGCCGACCGGGCGGTGGCCACAGCGGCCGCACGCCGCGGATGGCACAGATAGCGACAGGAGACACACGACATGGCCACATTCGCCACAGAGCCGGTACCGACCACCGGGCTGGCTGCCACCGCGCGGACGCCGACGCCGACCACCGGCGACAAGGTTCGACCCGACTCAATCATCCGGGTCATCAACGGGTCAGCGTCGGAAGTGACCGTCACGATGGTCACCCCGCAGACCGTCGATGGGAACCTGGCGGTGGCCGACCGGACCGTGGCCGTGCCGGCCACGTCGTCCCGGTACATCCGGACCACGGCGACCTACCGGGACCCGTCCGACGGCCTGGTCACCCTGATCATGGCGCCCACCGCAACGGTCACGTTCGAGGTGATCTCGTGATGGAAATGGCCTGGATCTACCACCCGGGGCTCGATCGGACCGTGCAGGTGCCGGCCAGCTCGGTGCGGGTGTGGGTGCATTCCGGCTGGGAGCCGGCAGAGCCGCCGCAGGCCCCGGCCAAGCAGGACGACCGGGGCCCGACCCGCCGCAAGAGCAAGGACCAGCCGGCAACGGTCGGCGTCGAGACAGAGGAGTAGGCCATGCCCGCAACGCCGATCACAGCAGCGGTGCGTTACATCCACCCCGGGGTCACGAAGTTCTACTTCCTGACCGCCATTGTCGCCACGAACAAGCAGGCGACCCGCACGGAGTTGGACGCCGGTACCAACCTGAGCCCAGAGCTGGCGGGCACCTCCGGGTGGAGCGTGTCTTCCAACATCGTGGACACCCCGGACCTGGAGACCGAGTTCATCTCGAAGATCATCGGCAGGACGACGGCGGAGAACTCCACCGCAACGTTCTACATGGACAAGACCGGCGCCGATGCCCTGCGCTCGTTGCTGCCCCGCGGCACGACCGGGTTCGTGGTGATCTGCTGGGGTGGCGACGCTCAGAACAACCTGGCCGACACGTTCCCCGTGACCGTCGCCTCGGCTGCGAAGGAGGTCAATCTGACCTCTGAGGACCCGGCCCGGGTGATGATGTCCTTCGCGATCACCGCCGTTCCGGCGATCGACTGGGCGCTGCCGGCGCTGGTCTGATGCCAGCCAAGCGTAAGACGGCCGCGGCAGGTCGCAGCCCGCGGGAGCGGCTGCTCGGCCGGCCGCGGCCGTCTCTGCCGTATCCGATCTTGGTGGACGACCCCAGCGATGCCCGCCGGAACCTGGAGCGGGTGGAGCGCACCGCCCGGCAAGTCATGCTCCGTCACGACGAGGGCACCAAGGCGCATAAGGCCGCTCGGGCGGAGCTGGACGCCGCCCAGCAGGCGGTGGACGGCTGCTACCAGTGGGTGATCCTGCAGGCGATGCCACCTGCCGAATACGAGCAGCTGAAGGCCGAGCATCCGCCCACCGAGGCTCAGTTGGGGGCGGCGAAACAGGCCGGTGAACTGCCACCCGACTGTGACACCGCTGCGTTCGTGCCTGAGGTGCTGGCTGCCTCGACCGACGTGGGCATGTCCGCGCAGGACTGGGCCGCGTTGCTCGACCAAAACATGTCCGACGGGGAGCGGCAGGAGCTGCGGGTGGTGGTGCTCGGCCTGAACGAACGGTCGCGTTTCGCCGAACCGGTGGTGCTCCCAAAAGGCTCGACCATGACCCCCAGTTGGCGCTCGAGCTGAGGGTCTGCCGCGCCTACCAGATCCCCCACTCCCAGTTCCTCGGCTGGTCGCACGATGACCGGTCGAAGGCCATGTGGGAGTACGTGCGCACGGCCAGCGCATGCCCGCATTGCGGCACCCGGGCGGAGGAATGGGACCCGGCGCAAGGCGGGCACATGCACGCGAAACGCGCGGTGGTCAAGCGTTGCCCCGGGTGTGAGCAGGTGGAGTCGGTGCGCGCCACCTTGTCGACGCTGGACTCGGCGGAGAGCCGCGGCCTGCACGTGCAGCTGATCCCGAATGAGGAGGTCCGCCGTGGCGACGCAGCGACGTGACCTCGCGGTCAACATCGACGCCGACCCGACCGCCTTCGAGAGGGGCACCGCCCGCGCCGGCAAGTCCGCCAGCGCGTATGAGCGCGAACTGCGAAAGCTGGAGCGGCAGCAGGCGCGCACCGACCAGGCGATGAACCTGCTCGGCCGCGGCATGCTCGCCGCCGGTGCTGCGATCGCCGCAGGCCTAGCCCTGTCGGTCAAGGCCGCGATCGACTGGGAAAGCGCGTGGGCGGGTGTCCTCAAGACGGTAGAAGGCACGCCGGAGCAGATGGCCGCGCTTGAGGAGGAGATCCGCGGGTTGACCGCGGTCCTGCCGGCCAGCCACAAGGAAATCGCCGCGGTGGCTGAGGCTGCCGGCCAACTGGGCGTGCAACGCGAGAACGTCGCCGCGTTCACGAAGACGATGATCGACATGGGTGAGGCCACCAACCTGTCCGCCGATGAGGCGGCGACCGCCATCGCCCGGTTCATGAACATCATGCAGACCGCACCGGATGACGTGGACCGGCTGGCGTCCGCGATCGTCGACCTCGGCAACAAGGGCGCCACGACCGAGGCAGAGATCACCGAAATGTCGCTGCGGATCGCCGGCGCCGGCCGGACCATCGGCCTGTCTGAGCAGCAGGTGCTGGCGTTCGCCGCCGCGCTGAGCAATGTGGGCATCAAGGCGGAGTCTGGCGGTACCGCGATCTCCAAGGTGTTCTTGGAGATCGACACCGCGGTCTCGGCCGGCGGGGACAACCTGGAGACCTTCGCGCAGACCGCGGGCATGACCGCTGATGAGTTCCGGCGGGCCTACGAGCAGGACGCCGGCGCCGCCATCACCGCATTCGTGGTCGGCCTCGGCAAGGTGCAGGAAAGCGGCGGCGACGTCAACGCTGTGCTCAACCAGTTGGGGTTGACCGAGATCCGCGTGTCGGATGCCCTGCGTCGACTGGCTGGCTCGGGCGACAACCTGACCACCACGTTGCAGATCTCCAACCAGGCGTGGGATGAGAACACCGCACTCGCGGCCGAGGCCGAGCGCCGCTACGGCACCACGGCCGCGCAGATGGCGATCGCGCGTAACCAGGTCAACGACTTCGCGATCAGTGTCGGCGAAGGCCTGCTACCAGCGGTCGGCAAGACGGCCGACTTCCTGAACTCGCTGGTCGGCGTGCTCTCAGATCTGCCTGGCCCGTTGAAGACCGCCCTGGCAATCATCGCCGGACTGACAGCAGCGCTGTTGTTGGCGGGTGGTGCGGCATTGCTTGCCGTGCCGAGGATGGTGGCGTTCAGCCAAGCGCTGAACACGATCGCAGCCCGCAGTGCTGGTGCTGCAGTCGCGGTTGGCAGGTTCCGCGCGGCGTTGGGATTCCTGACCGGTCCATGGGGTCTGGCTATCGCCGCAGCTGCCGCGGTCGCGACCGGCGCGTTCTCCCAGTTCGCAGCCCAGCAGGCTCAAGCGCGCAGCGAGGTGGACGAGTTCGTCGACACGCTGGACAGGGTAACCGGGGCGTTCACCGAAGCGACCGACGCGATGATCGTCCACAAGCTGGAGCAGGGTGGAGCGCTGGAGGCCGCGGCCCGCCTTGGTGTCGAGCTTGAGGACCTTGTTGGGCTGGTGCACGGTGAGGCCGATGCTCATGACCGGGTGTTCGCTGCGGTGCAACGTTCTCAGGGTGAGGTTGACGCCGGTCGTGGGAGCCGGGAGCAACTCAACAACGATCTGCAGAAGGTGCTTGAGGTTTCTGAGCGCCTGGGCGGTCGTGTCAACGAGTCGGCGGACAGCTTCCGTCGCCAGGCGGACGCGGCGGGTGAGGCTGGGCTGGCGACGCAGGAGTTGACCCCGGCCACCCGTGATCTGGCCGCGGCCTTCGACGTGTCAGCAGGCGCGGCCGACGACGTGGCCGATGCCGTGGACAAGCTCGACGAGGAGTTGGAGCAACTCTTCGACCGGGTGTTCGGGCTGCAGAATGCACAGGATGATCTGGCCGACGCGTTCGACAGCCTGACCGAGCAGATACAGCGGCAGCAGGAGGAAGGCGTCAAGGGCGCCGGTGCGCTGGACGGGATGAGCGCCGCCGCACGGGACAACCGTGACGCCGCTCAGGAGCTGCTGGAGAAGTACGGGCAACTGGTGCAGGAGACGATCAAGCAGACCGGCTCCCAGGAGGAGGCGGAGACGGTCGTCGACGACTTCCGGGATGCGCTCAAGGACCTGGCCAAGCAGACCGGTACCAACGTGGAGGACCTGGAAGGCTACAACGACGTCGTTGGGGACATCGAGCGGCTGATCGAAGTCACGTTTGAAAACGAGGGCATCACGACGGCAACCCGGGAGGCGGCGCGGCTGCGGGACCGGCTCAACGAGATCGACCGTCAGGTGAACATCGCGTTCTCCGTCTCCGGTGCCGTGTCGGCCGGTTCGGTGCGACTGCCTGGCATGCAGCACGGTGGTGAGGTTCACGGTCCGGCCGGTATCGACCGGGTGCCGCGGATGCTCACCGCCGGGGAGATCATGATCCGCCGTGAGGTGGCGCAACCCAACCGGGCGGCGTTGCTGGCGCTCAACGCAACCGGCCGGTTCCCCGTCGGCGGCGGCATGGCTGGCGGCGGTGGTGGGGTGTCGGTGGTCGGCGGCGGCATGTTCGAGGGCGCGCTGTACCTGGACTCCGGCGCCTTCCTGGGCATGGTCCGCGGTGAGATCAGCTCCCGTGACCGGGATGTGGCGCGGCGGGCTCACGCCGGTTCGGGGGTGGCACGGTGACGATCGGTCTGACGTACGACGGCACCTTGTCCCGGGTGCAGATTGCCCTGTCCGGCCTGCCGAACGGGACCGTCAAGGTGGAGCGGTCGGTCAACGAGCTGCTCTGGTCGACGGTGCGCGGGGGCTTGGCCCTGCCGGTGTCCGCCGGGGTGGCGGCCTTGGACGACTTCGAGTTCGCCGCGGACGTCGAGAACTTCTACCGGGTAACGCAGACCAGTCTGGAGGATCTCGTGGACGTTTTTGACAGCAGTGGCACGTGGACTAAACCGTCGGGGCTGGTTGCCGCGAAGGTGACCGTCACCGGGTCGGGCGCCGGCGGCCAGGGGATCGCCGCATCCGGTGATGCCGCCGGCGGTGGTGGCGGTGCCGGCACCACCACCATCGCATGGATACCGGCTGCTGATCTTGGCGCGACGGAGACTGTGACGGTCGGAGCCGGTGGTGCTGGTGGGGTCGGCGCGGGCACCCCGGGTACCGGGAACACGTCTACGTTCACCCGGACCACCGGAACGAATGTCACAGCCGGTGGCGGCGGTTCGACCTCGGTCGAGGGCAGTGGCGGCACCGGCGGCATCGGCGGCGGTGGTGGGACGGTCATCCCCGGCGGCGATGGTCAGAGCGGGTCGACCGGCGGCTCCGTGTCCACTGCCGGTAACGGCGGGGCCAGCTACTGGGGCGGTGGCGGGATCGGAGCCCGCGGCCGGGTCACCAGCGGCCAGGCTGCCGGTACCACGGCTACCACACCCGGCGCCGGCGGCGGTGGCGCGAACGTGTCAGCCGGCGGGTCGGTGCAGAACGGCGGTGCCGGCGCCTCCGGCAAGGTAATCGTCGAGCACATCTTCGCCTGATGAGCCGCCATGTCTGAGACCGACAGCATCGTCCCCAGCCTCGACGGGCGGGTGTGGCTCAAGAGCATCCGGCATCCGGCGTTGAACGCAGTGGTCACCGTGTCCGACTACAGCGACGTGGAAACCCCTGCCCGCTCCGCCGCGTTCGCCATCTCCGGCCGGTCTCTGCCGGTCGGTGTCGACGAACTACACCTGGGCCGGGACCATGTGCTCGACCTGAGGACCGCTTCGCAGGCCGCCGACGACCACCTGACCGTGATGCTGCGCACCGCCGGCGTCCTGTTCCTGCACGTGCCCACCGCGGCCGTGGCCGGCCGGGACGGAAACGTGCTGCTACCCGGCTCCATGTACGTTCTGGCCGGCACCCCGCGCAAACATCGGGTGGGCGGGGTGTCCGCCACGCAGGTGTTCTCGATTCCGCTGACCGAGGTCAACCCGCCGGGGCCGGCGGTGGTCGGCACCACCTTGACCGTCGGCGGGCTGGCGCAGATCCACGGCACGGTCGAGTCGGTGTGGGCGGCCTACCCGAGCATCCGCGACCTGTGGGACACGATCGGCTCCCTCGATGACCTGGTGGTGATCTGATGCCCGGCTTCACCAACCCGTACGGGCTGATCCACGAGGTGCCCGGTGACCAGCCGCTGATCTCGTTGACCGGTGGAGCTTCGGGAACGTTTGACATCTTGGCCGAGCAGGTCAACGACGAACTCGCGCGCATAGACGCCGACGTTGCTGAGATCACCGGCACCGACCTGCCCGCCCTGGAAGCGATCGCGAACAGCGTCACCGTCCTCGGCACGATCAACTCCGGCTCTGGCACCAACACCACCGAGTTTTCCGGCATCGACCAGACCTACCGCGACCTGATCATCATGTGGAAGGGCGCGTCCGACGGCTCCGGCGAGATCGACTCGTTGGCGTTGCGGTTCAACGGCGACACCGGCGACAACTACGTCTCCCGCCTGTCCCGCAACGAAGCCGCCGGCACCTACACCAGCTCCCAGGGCCTGTTCTCCGTCTTGCGCGCCGGCCATGTCGGCACGAACAGCACCTCCCGCAGCGCCGGAACGATCTGGATTCCTGCCTACACCAGCACCATCCGAACGGTGGCGCACGGCATCAGCAATGCCACCGGCCAGTCGGGTGGTGACAACTCGGCCTACACCACCCAGGCCGGCGGCTACTGGACCGGCACCGCGGCGGTCACCACCATCCGCATCTGGGTCAGCGGTCAGCTGTGGGCGGGCACCCCACATATCACTCTGCTCGGGCTTCGGTAGGAGGCGTCATGGCCAAGTGCAGGTGCGGCGCGTCCGGCGACGTGGGCGAGCTGGTCGAGCACTGTGTGAGCGGCCTAGGCAGCCCTGATGACCAGCGGGAGCACGGGCTGGCGGAGGAACCGGAGCAGGTGGCCACGGCCCGAGCCAGCCGGCGGCGTGCCGAGCAGGTGCGCCAGGCCCTGGCCGATGCTGCCGGGGTGAGCGTGGCCGAGCTGCGGGCTGCGCTGCGCTGATGGCCGTCGTGTCGATGGTCGTCGGCGGCACCACCCCCGACGGCGCCACGTTCGTCGCCAAGGTCGGCACGGGCCCGGTGCGGGTCGCGGTGGCTGACAACTCTGCGATGATCGGACCGGTGTTCACCGGCAGCCAAGCGGTCGACGCGCAGGGCGTAGCGAAGGTGTCCATCACCGGGCTCGACCCTGATACCGCCTACTGGTGGCAGGTCGAGGACAACGGCACGCTCGACACCGCCGTCACAGGCCGGTTCCGCACACACCCCGCCTTGGGGCTGCCGGCCAGTTTCACCATCGCCGCCGCGGCCTGCGCCGGCAGCGTCCCACAATTCCCCGGCTCCGGCACAGAGCTAGCCCCCGATCGGATCAGCAACCACCCCGTCTTCGACGTGATCCGAGAGTCCAACCCGCTGATGTTCGTGCACCTCGGCGACCTGCACTACTACGACCTCGGGTCAGGCAGCCACGGCATCACCGGCGGCGGGTCCCTGGCCAACTACCGCACGAGCTACGACGACGTGCTCGCCCAGTCCCGGCAGGCGCAGCTGTACCGCGAGGTGGCCTGGGCCTACATCTGGGACGACCACGACTTCGGCCCCGACAACTCCGACGGCACGCTGACAGACAAGGCCAACGGGGCTGCCGCGTTCCGCGAGCGGGTGCCGCACTACGCCCTGGCCGACGCCAACGCCGTCTACCAGGCGTGGCAGATCGGCCGGGTCCAGTTCGTCGCCACCGACGTGCGCTACAACCGTTCGCCCAACGCGGACCCGGACGGGCCGAGCAAGACGATGCTTGGCGCTACCCAGAAAACCTGGCTGGCCGGCGTACTCGCGGCCAGCACCGCGCAGGTGCTCGTCTGGTTCATGGCCTCCCAGTGGTTGGGGGAAAGCACCGACGGGTGGACCAGCTTCGCGACCGAACGCGACGAGCTTGTTGAGCTGCTCGACGAGCACGGCTGGCTCGGCCGGATGGTCATGGTCCAAGGCGACCGGCATGCCCTCGGCCTGACCGGTGGTGCTACCAACAACTGGGGCGGGTTTGCTGTACTACAGGCCGCGTCGATGGACTCGTCGTTCGGCACCCCGATCCCCGACGTATTCGACGTCGGTGACGATACGCCCGGGCGCAACCAGTACGGCACCGTCGCCGTCACCGACCTCGGCTCCGCGATCACGCTGGAACTGACCGGCTGGCAGGGCACCACCGAATGGGCGTCGTACAGCTTCGGTGCGAGCGTTGCGCAGGCCCCGACTGCCACAGCCTCAGACATCGCCGATGTCATCTCCGGCTCACACCGGCCCACCTTCGAGGCCCGGCTGCTGCCCGCGTTCCAGACTGGCGACAGCCCGACCGGCACCATCCTGCACATCACCGGCGGTGATGTGCAGTTGGATGGCACCGCGCAGATCCGCGGCACCCTGCAACTGGAAACCCCCGGCATCGACGAGGCGATCGGCCGCTCTACGTTCCCGCGCCAGCTAGCGGACCCGCTGGCACCATTGGGTGCGGAGATCTTCGCCCGCCGCGGTGTGGACGTCGGGTCGACCGTGCTGTGGATACCGCTCGGGTACTACCGGATCGACACGGCCGAGCAGGACGACGCACCCTACGGTCCGATCCGGCTGTCCTGCTCAGACCGCATGGCCGGCATCCTCGACGCCCGGCTGCTGTCGCCGCGCGGGTTCGTACCGGACACCACGGTCGGGCAGGTCTTCGCCGACCTGGTGGGTGAGGTGTACCCCGATGCGGTGGTCGCGTTCGACGACTCGTCCGGATCGGACCAGCTTGGTCGGCATCTGCTGGCCGAGGAGTCCCGCTACGACCTGCTGCTCGACCTGACCCGCAGCTTAGGCAAGATCATGTTTTGGGATGGTGAGGGCATCCTGCGGGTCGAGAATGCCCCCGACGAGTCGGCGCCGGTGTGGCAGGTCAAGGCCGGCCGGGACGGGGTGCTCATCACCGCGGGCCGCCGGCTGACCCGGCGGGGCATATTCAACGCGGTCGTCGCCATTGGCGAGGGTGGCGACGACACCAACCCAGTCCGCGCCGTGGCCATCGACAACGGTCCGAACAGCCCAACCCGGTTCGGCGGCCCGTTCGGCCAGGTGCCCCGGTTCTACGCCTCACCGCTGCTGACCACACACGTGCAGGCGGTCAACGCCGCCACAGCCCTACTGCGGCGCAGCCTAGGCGCACCGTACGCTCTCGACTTCGGCGCCGTGCCCAACCCGGCGCTCAAACCGCACGACCCGGTGCGGGTGGTCTACCAGGACGGCAACCGGGAGATCCACATCATGGAGCGGGTGACCATACCGTTGACCGCCAAGTCGGCGATGACCGGTACGACCAGGGCGCGCGCGGACGTCCTGACCGGGGAGCTGGCATGAGCGCGGCAACCGATGACCTGACACCGTTGCTGGTGCAGCAGCAGCCCGGCGCGGTCCGCTACGGCCAGGGCACGCTGGTGGAGTGGAACCCGGACACGTTCGAGAACGTGGTGGAGTGGCGTGGTGGCCGGCTGGTCAACCGGCCGGTGCGCTCAGCTGCGCAGGCGATCGGGTTCACCTCCGGCATCTCGGTCGGCCTGCTCGGTGTGATACCGCCGGGTGGCGGGGCTGAGTCGTGGTGGATCGACGGGCAGATCATCACCCCGGGCACCGGCGCGGCGGAGCAGGCGATCGCGTTCATGACATCCAGTCTGGCCAGTGCGGTGGCCGCCGGGGTGCTCGGCGCCCGGTTCTACTCGCATTCCATACCGCTGATCGACGGGACGGTCACCAACCCCGGGAGCACGTACACTGCCGCCAACGGCCCTGAGTTGACCGGTGTGGACGTTTCCGACTCGGGGCTCTGCCTACTCAAGATCACGGCCCGGGTTGCTTGCCAGATCAACCAGCCGAACGGCGTGGCCGCCGGCGGGTGGATGTCCGTAGCGGTGTCCGGTGCCACCACCCGCAGCCCTGCCGACGACGACGCGTTGGAGCACGACATCACCGGCCCCGCCGCCGACGTCATCGCCAGCTCAGTGCAGGCCACCCGGTTGGTGTTGTTGGAGGGGCTGAACCCCGGCCTGCACACGATCTCCGCGAGGTACCGCAGTGAGCATGTGGACCCACCGCCGGACACGTCGGTGATCTTCAGCTCACGTAACCTGACTGCCTGGGCTCTTTGAGAGAGCGCCCGTCGTAGGTGAGTAGCCAGTTGCCCTTACTGACCGGGGCACAGGTACCGGACGGCCGCCTCGGCCTGCTCACGCTCCCACGGCTCGGCGATGTACCCCTCCAGCCCAGCCAGGCCATCACGGTTCAGGCCGTAGAGGTCGATACGCCAGCACATGTCGTATCCGCCATCGATGGACGCGTCGACGTAGACCCACTCCACGCCGTGGATTTCGCGCATGGCCTCGGCGTAGGCCAACTCGTTGAGGGTGTGTGGCTGGACCGGGGCACCGGGGTGCGACGGGGTCGGGGCTGGGGCCGGCATGTACGCCAGCCAAGCGGTGAAGGCCACGAGGATGATGGTCAGCGCGATCGCGCTGCGGGTAGTGTGACGGCCCATGGGGGCCACCTCCTTGTAGGTGATCTCCTAGGCCCCGTCCGCGATTCGCACTCGCTGGCGGGGCCGCCTACCTCCAGTGTGCACCATCCCGGCTGTCCGCGCATCATCCGTATCGGTAATCCGACAGGAGTTGCCAATGCCAACCTATGCCGAGTTGCAGGCGGAAACATGGTGGGGCCGGGAGATCGTCACAGACCCGCTGCGGGAACTCGGCAAGCGGCTGTGCGACGCCTACGGCCGGCCGATCACCGCCTACGGCACCAAGGGTGACAACCTGCACCTGTCCGGCTCCCACCGCTCCCAAGAATGGATCGTCAACTCCCGGTACTGCCGCAACCGGTCCTACACCGTCCAGTCAGGGCTGACCACCACCCAGGTCCGGCACATCGCCGGGTTCGACTTCAACCCGGGCTCAACCGCCCGCATGATCGAAATCTGTACCCGGTTGGACCGGGCAGTCCGCGCCGGCCGGCTCGAGCAAGTGTTGGCCTGGTACGGCAACGACGACGGCGACAACATCGTCGACGGGTACAACAACGTGGTCAACCAGGTCAGCACCAGCGACTCAAGTCACCTGTGGCATCTGCATATGACCTTGGACCGGAAGCTGGTCGACAACGCCGCGGCGATCCGGGCCGTGGGCGACGTGCTACTCAACCAGGAGGATGACATGCCAACAGCAGATGAGATCGCCGACGCGGTGGCCAAGCGGATGGCGTTCGTGGTCGACGAGACGGTGTGGGCCGGGCAGGGCGCCGGCCGGCTCGGCCACGGCACCTACGCCGTGGGCACCGGCGCCCGCAACGGCTGGGCGTACGGCAAGGTCACCCTCGCCGAGCTCAAGGCCGCCCGGGCCGAGCTCGGCACGGTACGCACCGCCGTCCTCGGCCAGGACGTGTCCGCCGCGGTCACCAAACTGGCCGACCAGCTGAGCAGCGTGGAGGCGGCGCTCGGTCAGGCCGCGGATGAGCGGGCTGCGATCCTGGCCCTGGTGCAGCAGGTGGGCTCGGGTGAGCGGGATGCCGGGCAGGTGGTCGACGAGATCGCCCGCCGGCTGGCGGCATGACCGGTGAGGCGATCGCTTCGAGATGGCATGGTCGTGGTCGTTGCCCAGGGCCTGGCGATCTTCGAGATCACGCTCGGCGGGGCCAGGCCGGCCGTGCTCAGCTTTCTGGGCGCGATCCTGCTCAGCCCGATCTTCATGCGAATCGACGAAGCGAGACGAAGCCATGGTGCTACAGGTGATCCGGCAGTACACGTTCACGACGACGTGGCTGGTCATGGGGCTGGGTCTGGCCCTGCTGGCGGCGGTGGTTGAGTGATGTTCCGCTGGTTGCGGGACCGGCCGCTGTTCGCCGCGCTGCTGATGCTGGCGGTGGTGGCCGTACCCGGGTTCCTACGCGTGGAAGCTGTCGCGCACCAGCAGGCGGACATCATCACCTGTGTGCAGGCGTGGGGTGATGCCAGCGTGGCCCGCACCGCATTGCTCGGCGGGCTGGCCCAGGCCCGCGCGGACGCCCTGGACGAGCTGGTCCGCGCCGTGGCCGAGCAGGACGAGGAGCAGTTCGCGGCGGCGTTGGCTGCCTACCTGGCCGCCTCCGATGAGTACCGCACGGCGCTGGCGGAGCATCCGGTGCCGGAGCCGCCGAGCCTACGATGCGACTGAGAGGACCAACATCATGGCACGTGTACGGAAGTTGGTAGCGGCGATCCTGGGCGGGTTGACCGCCACCGCAGTGGTCGGCGTCGCCCACCTGGCCGGGGTCGAGTTGGCACCGGAGGTGGCCGGGTTGGCGGTGCTGGTCGCCTCGGCGCTCGCCACGTATGTGGCGCCGGCCAACGAGGTCCCGACGTGATGGTCGATCTCGGCCCGGTTCTGCCATGCGACCCGGACACCGGCGGGCAATTGCGCTGCCCGTGCGGGGACGATGCCACGCCAACCGCTGGCGACTGGTGGCTGTGCTCCGCCGGGCATGAGTTCCAGGGGCCCCGCCACGAAATCCAGCGGCGGGAACCTGCGGTGGCCCGGCCCGTCCGGCGCCGGTTCGGGTTCTACGAGATCGAGACGTCGCTCCCCGTTCGTGGGACGTGGATAACCACTGAGTTGCAGCCGACGCCGGTGGTGTGGGGGCGGCGACGCGCCCGACGAAAGGCTGATCGCATCCTGGCCAGGGAGTCGCAATGACCGACCCGGGCTGGCTCACGCTGTTCTGGGTGATCTGGCTGGCCGTGCTCGCCGGCGGGTTCGTCGCCGCCGAGACGGTCGCACTGCTGCACCGCGGCCGGGGTGGCACGCTCACCGAGTGGACCAAGCGGCAGCTCGGGGTTTATCCGCCGCGGCCACGCCGGAAGTGGACCGTGGCCACGTTCACCGCGGGGCTGGTGGTGCTCACGGTGTGGATCATCCCTCACATGACCCATTGGCCGTGGCGCTGGCCCTGGGAGTGACGCGGCCGTGGGAGCGTGCCCAGAGTCGGAAACCCGACAAGATCGACTAGACGTTACTCGGGTTGGTGCAGGGGTGGGAGCCCGGCCGGGAGAGAATGGTGGCTCTCCCGGCCGGGCTCAATCGCTGCGATAATGGAGTCTCAAGCCAAAACGAGAAGAGGCACCATGCGTATCAAGATCGTTCTCACTGCGGTGGCAGCCGGGCTGCTGTTCGCCGCCGGCGCGTTCGCGGCACCCGCCGCAGCCAACCCCGGCCCCGGCCAGAGCTTCGCCTGTGCACCGGGTCAGCAGGGCAACCCGGAGCCGGCCTTCAAGCCACCGGCGTGCGACAAGCCGTAGTACCATCACTGCTGTTCACGCGGGACAAGCCCGGCCGAGGGATAACCTCGGCCGGGCTTCTTGCTGTGCGCTGTCAGCTGCTGCCGGCCGAATCGCGGCACTGGTCGGCGTTGTCCCGGTAGTCAGACGAGCCGATCTGCTCGGTCAGCTCCTCCACGTCCGCGGTGATCCCGTTGAGTTTGTCGGTCAGGTCCTCGATCGCCGCAGCGTCGTAGTCCATCCCAGCCTCGATCCCGTCGTAGATCATCATGGGCATTTCGGCGGCAATCCCGGCAAAGTCGGCGCTGAAGCCCATCAGGTCCTCGGCGTTGTCCAGGGCCTGCAGGCAGACGTCGGGGACGTCGGCGACGGTGACCACGCTCGCCGGCGGGCTGGTGTCGGTGGTGGTCTCGGCGCTCTCGCCGGTGCTGCCGATGGCAATGCCGATGATCAGCGCGGCGACGGCGGTGACGATCCACGGCCAGCGGCGGCGGGGTTTCGCGGGTGCGGTTGGGGTGGTGGGCTGCATGTCGATGTTGCTCATGATCTACTACTCTCTGGTCGGGTGGCGGGTCTGTTCCGCCACTCGGCCCCCGCCGCCCGTGGGCGGTTGGGACCGGGCAGCGTCAGTTGTGCCGGCGGAATCGGGAGTTGAGGTCCGCCAGCTGGGAGCGCTCCATGCGTGCCATGTTCTCGTAGTGGTCAGCCTCGCTATCCTCGCCGGCCTCGCGGTGCCGTGCTGCCCACTCCTCCGCGTGGGCGAGGCGTGCCTTGCATCGCGCGATGTCGCCGAGGGTGTAGGCGATAGCGTTGGGGTCCATGTCGTCTGCCCTTTCTGGTCCGGTTGATGATCCCCGGGCGCTGGCCGGGTGGTGGGTCTGCTCCAGGACCGGGCAGCGTCAGCCGG